GATTGTTGGTCTTAACGAATGCCTGGATAATATTGAAAAGATAAAAGCCAAACTAACACCGGATCAGATTGAACCTGTACTTTTACAGGGTGCTTCGATCATCGCTCAGGCTGTCATCAATAAAGCTCCGCAAGGTCCAACTGGAAACCTAAAGCGGGCGATAATGACAAATTTGCTGCCTCGCTTGAAACCGGATCAACCCGGAAGTGCAATTGCAATAGTGCGTGGTGGAATCGCTCCTCATGCCCACCTGGTAGAATATGGTCATTTCCAGACGAAAACACGAGGCGGACTGGCTTCACGGTGGGTACCGCCTCATCCTTTCTTCCGTCCGGCAGTAGAAGAAACTGGCGATTCCGTTATTGAGGCTGTAATAGCAGAATTAAATACCATGATCGAAGGCTCATTGTAATGTATATCGAAGAAGCGTTATTAAAAGAGCTTGCAGCGAACGTTGCGGTAAAGGCAATCATCGGACAAAGAATCTATTATGTTACTGCACCGCAGGATGTAACGAATCCAGTAAACCCTTACGCAGTCGTTCAAAAAATCTCAGACACGCCAGCAAAACATAGATTTGATGCTGCTGCCGGTGCATCCGCCGCTAGAATACAAATCACTATTATTGGTGATACATATTACGATTGCAAGCGGGTTGCAACTGCGATTAAGACAGCGATTAACGGATTTAAAGGGACAATGGGTGGTGTTGGCGGGCTGGCTGTGGGTGCCTGTTTTATCGCGGGCGAAAACGATATCCCTTACGATACCGGTGCTAAGCTATTCGGCTTGGCTGTAGATTATATGTTCTATTACTAATTGGAGGTACTTAAATGGCTACTGGCAATACTCAGGTCGGCTATGGGACAACCTTAACATGGAACTCAGTCGCAGTGGCTAAACTGACAAAAATCGGGAAAGTCAGCCTTAAAACCGATGAGGCTGATATTAAGACATTCGATGCCGCAAACCGGACGGTTGTTACCCGTGCCGGACTTATCAAATATGATCCAATCGACGTTGAAGGTGTTCTAGCCACCGATGATACTTCCGGCCAAATGGCATTAATCGCGGACGCCCAGGGTAAAATCAGGATTCGTT